AACCAGAATCTGTTTCGCATATTTGAAAGGTGAGTACCTTATTACCCTCTGATACTTTATAATGACCTAACACACTATCATGCCAAAATCCCCTATGGTGAGCTTCAATATCTTGATGATCAATCATAATTTTTTATTTCATTAATAATTTTATAACATTCTTTTACATAATAATTGTAATTTATATCATAATTTTCAATATTATGTGAATTTATTTTATTTAATAATGTAATATATTTACCTGCTTCAACTTCAGATTCTCTATTTTTTTCTACTAAAACATCATTTAATTCTTGAAATAGATCTAATTGATTGGGATTTTCTTTGCGATATTTTAGTAATTTATCTTGTTTTAAATTACCATCTTCATCTTTTAAAGGTGGTAATATTTTTATTAATTTAACTCCAATATTAGAAACTATATATCTGTTAACACGTTTTTGAATTGGAGTATCAATTAATTGTTTGTTAAACCATTCTCTTGTTATAAATTCTGCATCTCCTATACCTTTAACACCTATACAAAAATCAAATATATTTTTATGATTTGAAATGGTTTCTTCTATTGGAATATTGTTAAAATAATATTCTCTAATAGCTATTGGAACTATAAGCATAGATTGGTTTTTGTGCCATCCATCAAATTTATCAGAATCTTTGTCATCAAATGTATCAAAAGCACCTTTATATTTGGGTTTACCTTCAATTGTTTGTGCCAAATAATTATTTACATCTCTATATATAATTTGAGAATATTCTGTATTTTCTAATGTATGTAAAGATATTTTTTCCCAGGCAGATTTAATTTTATTAAATATATTTAATTTAGAATCATCATCATATATTGTTATAGAATCTGTATTTGCACTTATAACTTTAATGTTATTTAATCCACATTCTTCTATAAGCATCAATAAAAATAATTGATTGTTTAAAGTTACAGTATATAACATTTTTAAATCATATAAAAATGATAAGTCACTACCAAATTTACCAAATGTACCATTACCCATAAGTTTTCCTGCTGCATCCATAACCTTATCACCATTTTTTTTGGCAATCATCCTATCATCTCTAATTTTACGATATAAAGTTAAAAATTCTTTTCCAAGATGAGCCGGATACATACCATGTAATGCTATAAATGTAGGATACATACCTGCACAATCCCATTCAGTTAAAAATTGATTTTCTTTTTTAATAAATCTAAATGATTTTTGTTCTATATGTAATCCTCCCAAGCCAACTTGATATTGTTCATTAAATAATGTTATTATTTCACCTTGCCAAAATCCACCCATTCGTTTTAGATAAACTTGTTTTAATTTATCTAACCATTTTTGCATTTGAACTGTTTTAAATTTAATTTGTGGTAAAATTATATCTTTGGCTTGTATAAAATTATATTCACTTTTTAAAGTTTTAACATAGGATTTTTCAAGATTGGTTTGTTGACAATAAGAATGTAATACTAAATCTTCAGCAATACCCACATCTGGTCTATTTATAAGATTTAATCCATATTTTTTCTTTAAATTTCTTCTAAGGGTTATTTTGGGTTTTGATTTTACATAGAAATTGTGTGTTGCTTTAACATCACGATGACAATATTCGATTATTTTATTAATTTTCTCATCATTTAAATGCTCATCAATTTTATATGGAAGATCTTCTATAATATTCATCCTCATATTAAATTCGAGATATTTTAAACTTGTTCTTCTGGCTTTATTATTATAATGCCAAATTCTGTATAAATCTAATTGAGGAATAATAACATCTGTTGGATTAATAGAACTAAATTCTTCATTTATAATTTCTTGTGCTTTATTATATAATATTTCTGGTAGAGAATATTGATCATAGTTCTGAAAATTATTTAAAAACCAGTGAATTATAGGATAATCAAAATTTAGATTATTATATCCGATTAAACCTTTAATTGATAGTAAATATTTTACTAATTTTTCAGTATCGTTTTTGCTATATGATATTTCAAATTCTTTCTTTTCTTTACCGTCAATTCTTAAAGCACAAAAAATAAATGCTTCTTTATATGTTTCTATATCATAAATATCTATCATTTAGTATTATTAATAACATTAATAAATATGTAAGTATTTCAATCCACCATATTTTATTTTTAATCTTTATAATATTAGTCATACTAAGAATTATATATAAAATAAACGGAATTCCTATATACCATTTATCAAAATCAAATATAATCGACAAGATTGTAAACCCCACCCCTAAATAAGAGCCTATTAGATGGACTTTACGTTCTAATGATTTTTCAATTTTAAAAGAGGGAGCTGTGGCCACAAATAATATAGATGTTCCTCCAAAAAATATGAAAGGACTATCTCTTATTGTTAGTCCAACCATCATTAGGGGAAAAATCCAAGCAAATAATATTAATGTAAACCACCATTTTTCTCCAATAGTGTAATATGTTTCTGATATAGAATATTGAATTCCATATCTTATTACAATATATCCTAAATATATTAGGATAGTTGATAGTGAAATTAATAGAAGTATGTTCATAATTTATTAAATATAAATGTGTTATGTATTTCTTGTAACCAATCTCTATATTGTTTTTTATCTCCATATTTTTCATGCTCTTCTCTGGTGAGAGCCATGAGATTTTCTATGTTGTCTCTACCTTTAGAGCCTCCCATTCCACGAGGCCAAATATGATGTATATCAACTGCTTGTTTACCAGATATTTCTGAAGGTATAAAATCTCCCTCATCATATCCTAAAGTATCCATATATATCTTAGTATGTTGTTTCACCTAATTTTTAGTTCTATATTTTATTACTGTAATTGTTTCTTCATAAGGTTCTACTTCTTCTACAGATCCCCAATCAAATTCCCATCCTAAATCTTCCACACTCTCATCTCTATTAGCATGTGCTTTATAAAATAGAAAATATTTATCCCCATATTTACCCACAGTTTCTACTTCATCCCACCAACGATGAGAATGTCTACTAAGTTTAACCTCTTTTTCTGCTTCATAAAGTAATAATTCTTGGGCATTTTCTTCAGATACATCAATATTTGCCCAATTACATAAGTATTTTTGTATATCTTTTTTTCTCATAACATTATTTTATTAAAAATTTTATCCATAATCTTAATTTTAAAGAGCAGGGACTGGGCGTCCCCAGTCTTACTCTTATAGTCTTACCTTGCCCTTATACAGCTTGATTACATCTATGGTCTCCTCTGTACGCCCTTCATTTGTATAAGTCGAGAGGGGGAGAAGACTCTAACATCAACTTGACAGCGCGATATTATTCTACATCATTTAACAATGCTTCTGCTGCATTATTTTGAGCTTCTT